AAGTATTCTCTGATTCCATAATCGTTAAGACAACGAAATGTGAGGGACACGTCATCGAATATATGATTGTTTGCAACTTTCTGTGTAATCAAACCAATATCTCTTTCTTGTGTCATGATTTGTCTGCCTGGTAGATTCGCACTTGAACATAATAGATTGAGCTCTCGGTTTCTTAGTCCTGCTATTGGAGGTAGAGCAACTGCAAACACATTAGATCGTGCTACGCCACCTTTATTCGATATAAGAGCTTTTAGATCATCGATAGTTTGTACTGTACGTGCCATTAAATCATTCTCCTAGAATCTGCCCATACTGCACTCTTACCAGATTTCTGAAAATCTTGTGTAGGTAGAAACGTTGCAATTTCCCATTCAGGTGCAGGGACTAATGCAAATCTACTTCTAACATTTGACATCAAATATCTTTTAAAGCATGGTTTAAAGTATTTCATATTTGATGCTCTCTTTAGCATACTGTATGATAAATTAAATTTAGTGTCTTCATCAAATTTTTTATCATCAGCTATTTCCATCAGTGCATCAAGAAACTTTGCTCTCAATACCATCGGAAGATAATGTAGATTCAATCCTGTAAATCCACCAGGTGCAGCATCAACTATAATAGTCAATGGAAACGAATCATAGTATGGCAATGTATCTTTTGTCTTCGGATCATAGAAGAACATAAACATTCCACCCGGTATTTGCTTACCAGTAAGTTTTAATTCAGGTTCATTCATTAATTGATTACGATTCACTTTACCAAGCGCGCTGGCTTGTTTACGAAACCATTCACGAGATTCTTTTGATCTCGGGGTAATGCCTTTTTTAAAAGCTGCTAGTTCTAGATTTTGAAATAATTTACTCATACACTTATTTATACTACTTTTTTCGTTTTACATAAGGTTTTAATGGCTTCGTAGATTTAGGTTTGATACCCATACGTTCAAGAGTATTCTCTGTCCATACAACAAATTTCCAACCACGATCCTTTGCAAAGTTATCTGCGGCTTTCCATTTGTTCTGGTTCTTAACATAGTCCATTGATTCTGATATGTATCGTTTTGTTTTACGACCTTGATATGTAGGTGGGCGTGTCTGTTTATCTGGTTTTATTTCGATTAGCCATGTCTCGCCGTTATTAAACTTAACTTTGAGATCTACAAAATATCTGTGGTAACGCTTATCTACTGCCCATAAATAAGGTATGACTACTTCTTCTGAAGACCATTGTAATATCTGTGGATTTGTATCGCACCATTTGAATGCATGCTTTTCCCATAGGGATCGATACACTACTTTAGTATGATCACCAGTATATTTTTTAGGATTTTTAGGTCTATATTTACCGCTGTATGCCATGAAACTCTGTATAAATAGATTCAACTAACAATATTTATAAGGCTATCACATGGCAAACCTATACGATATTTACAATACTTTCAGTAGTGGCTTTGGTGGCGTGAATAAAAAACTTGTTTATCCTCTCGAAAATCAGTCTGACTATCTTGGTAAAATAACATTTACTCCGATAGATGAAGTACATGTTGATATAAGAGAAGGAGTAGCGAGTTTTGGATCATTAATTAAAGAAGAAATAAAAGATTTTGGTAAACTTATTACAGATGCTGTTTCTGCTGATGCTACAACAACTACTCCTGAAGACTTAGATGAAGCAGCAGATAAAGAATCAGATAAACTAATAAAGGCAGCAAAAGATAATGCAAAGAGTTCATTTTATGGTAAAACAACTGCTGCTCCTGCTTTTGATGGAACTGAACATGGTAGAGCTTTAAAACTAAATACTGATAAAAGAATATCATTATATTTGCCAAGAGCAATACAAATACAAGATACAGTTACATACGATAATGCCTTTCAGCTTGGTCTGATAGGCGGAGCAATTGAAGCTGGTATGGGTACTCCAGCCGGTGCAGTAGGTGCAGCTGCCGGAGCAATTGCCCAAGAAACTACAGGCCTTGTAAATACTGTGTTAGGTAGAACAGGCGGAATGAGCCAAGAAGCAGCTGGCATACTCTCAGGAAAAATAGCAGCAAAACTACCGGTTATTGGTGATGCTGCAGGCGGTGCAGTAAGAAGTAGAACCGGCCTTACTACAAATCCAAATGTACGGGCTATATTCAAAGATGTTCCGATTCGTAACTTTTCATTTGCATTTCAACTAATACCTACAAGTCAAAATGAAGCAATTGTAATAGAAGATATAATCAAAACATTTAGAACAGAACTTTATCCAACTGCATTACGAGCAGGCGGAGTCAATGTTGGTTATAAATTTCCAAACAGATTTATGATTAAAGTAAAATATAATAATAAAGAGATAAAAGGTATAAGATTTTTACCAGTTTATATGCAATCATTTAATGCAACCTATAACTCAGCAACTGGTGGCATGCACTCTGATGGTAGATTTAGTGCAGTTGATATATCAATGACATTCACAGAAACACGAGCAATATCCAAAACCGATGTAGAAGATGGAGGTTACTAATGTCAAACTTTTTTAATAACTTTCCTCTTGTTGGATACAACTTTGGCAATGAATCAGAGCCAGCATTATTTCAAAACATAAGTGCATACATAAAAGTTATAGATGAAATCTCAAATGATATAGCGTTTTATACTACTGTTCATATTCAAGACTATGACAGACCAGATACGTTTTCATATAAGTTATATGGGACAACAGAATTCTATTGGACATTCTATTATTTAAATGACGATCTAAGAGAAAGCGGTTGGCCGTTACCTCAACAAGATTTACTACCAAAAGCAAAATTAGATTATCCGCATAGGTCAGTAATAACTACTGGTGATATATCTAAATCATTTTTACCTGGTCACACTGTTGAAGGTGCACTATCTGGTACTAGAGGAACTGTAATTAAACGATATTTAGATCTTGGCCAGATTATTGTAGATACTTTTTCTAAAGTAGAATCAATAACCTTAAATAATGCTGGTAGCGGATATCTTTCTGCGCCAACAGTAACTATTACCACCATCTCTGATGATATTGGTAGCGGTGCTATAGGAGTCGCTCAATTTTCAAATAATACAATAACTTCAATTCAAGTTGAACCACCGGTATTTGATGCTAATATACGTGCAAATGCGCAATTGGCAGTAGATGCAGGATCATTTCAAATTGGCAAAGAATATATAATAGTATCAACCGCTGATGATAACGGTGGAGCAACTACTGACTTTACATTAGTAGGTCTAATTCCACAAATTAGTACTACTATATTTACAGCAACAGGTGTAGGAACAGGGACTGGAACCGCACGTCAAACAGAAGCACAAGCCGATAGGACCTCGCTTACATCTGGATTTATAGGTGCTTCTAAAGGTGATTTTTATAGAGTTGCCCCTAGAGTGACTATATCTGCACCAGATGTAGCTGGAGGTGTGCAAGCCACTGCTACTGCAGTAATAAAAACAGATAACAAATTTACTGCAGATGAAAACATTACACCTTCTATTAATGGTGCAATACAAAACGAAGACGTTGTGGTTGTTACATCAGATGTAGAACAATATAATTCAGTACATCATTATGAGAATGCATCTAAAGAATACGTTGATATTGGTTTAGTGCCAGCAGGTACCGGAACAGCATCATATCCTTCGCTTTCACTCAAAACACCGATAACGTACTTTGACAGAATCCTTGCAAAGAATGATTCATTAAGAGAAATAAAATGTCTTAAGCCAGACGTTGCAGTTCAAGTAAAAGCTGAGTTCAACAAATTATTGTTGCAAGGATAAACTATGCCTGAACCACAACATGCCGGTGATTACAATATTGTAAGTTTTTTAGTTCATTCGCATATAGAAGATGAGCCTATTAATATTGCTGCACATATATCTGAAATAGAAATATATGAGAATATAGAATTACCTTATCTTACCGGTACTTTTAATATGAAAGATGATCTGAGTATGTATGACAGCCTCATCAGCTGGAACGGTACAGAAATGGTTGATATCACATTTGAGTCTCCGGAGAATATTGGAAACTTTATTACAAAAAGATTTACAGTTGTAGAAATTATTGATACTGCAAAAGCAACTGAGAACATTGAAGGATTAGAAATAAAGATTATTGAAACAAATTGTTTTAATAATAATATGATGCAAATCAATAGTACATACACCGGAACACCAGAACAAATCATAAAAAAAATATTAAAAGATAATTTAGATATGGAAATGGAAACCGATGATATGCCAGGTATCAAGCCATATCAAGAACCAATGAAATTCGTTGTACCATTTATAACTCCATTTGAAGCGTGTGAAATAATCAGATCAAGAATGAGTACAGATCTAGGTCTTCCTTATTTTTTATATTCAACACTCAACACTCGAAATCTACAACTGAAGTCATTAGAAGAAATGCTTCGAACTCCTTCTATTAATAAAACTGCACCATATAGATTTTCACAGTCATTTAATCAATCGACTGCATCAGCAGCTGCAGAAGAAAATCTAATTAATGTATCGGCATATAGCTCTGCACATAAACAAAACTCACTATTGCTTATGGCTGCAGGAGCGACTGCTGGTCAGCATTCTATTACTAATATAACTACAGGCCAAACAACAAAATATACTTTTGATGTTGATGATCTTTTTAGATCAATGACAGATGTTGATCTTATAAAAAAGGGCACTATACCAGTACATCATTCTCAGTATAAGTTTAATAATAAGATGATGAATAAATATAATACAAAGAATGTGCATAGAGCAGTTATGAATGATACTTATACAGGCATTAACAATATACATCAAGACAATGGTGCAGATGGATTCAGACTTGCTGCATGTAATAATGCATTGCGAAATATGTTATTCAAGACTTCAATGAACATCAGAGTTCCGGGTAGATTGTATCTTATCGGATCTAATGCAAGTCTTGGAAGACAAATAGATTTTATATATCCTTCGAACAATACACTTATAGAAGGTAGCTCTAATGTTACTGCATCGGAAGTAGAAGATAAAAAACGATCCGGAGTTTTTATAATATATACAGCAAGACATCATTTTAATGATCAGCAACACAATGTTGATATGAGCTGTGTGAAATTAGGAAATCGAAAATGAGCTTTTACGGAGATATATTTAGATGGTTTTACGGAATCATAGCAGAAACCGGAACAGATCCTAAAGGATTAGATAGAATTAAAGTTCGGGTAGATGGCGTACATGGTCATAATATATCAGACGCTGATCTTCCATTTGCACAATGCGTTCTTCCAACCACAGGTGGTGGTACATCTGGAATAGGCGAAAATCCAAGGCTAGAAGCTGGGGCAAGAGTATTTGGTTTTTTCGCAGATGGCAATCTATGTCAGGCTCCTATTATTATAGGCTGCATACCTCATATCGGAGAATCAACTGAAACTCAACATAATATTAAAGATGTATCAAGTTCAGCTGTTATAACATCTATTCGACCAAAAGCAAGAGCTCTTGTTACTGGATTTACTCCAGCCAGGACACCTACTGGTGAAGCGGCAGATAATCCTCATGTTGCTTGGGACTTTTTTGCCACAACTCCAGGTTTATGTTATCATTATAAACCACATCACATAGCAGGAATGATTGGGAATCTGACAATAGAAAGTAGATTCGAGGGTGTTGAAATGAATCCTCTGGCTCGCGGTAAAGAAAAAGAAGGTACTATAGCAGAGTATGAAGCATTTGGAATTGCACAATGGGGACCTGATAGACAACAAAAACTAAAAGATTTTGCAAATCGAGAAAAAGATAATTATAGAGAATTATTGCCTCAATTAAAATTTATAGATTATGAGTTAAGTAGATATTCATATCATAGAGGACCTTTCTTTTTTACTGAAACAGTTGAAGAAGCTACTATGATGTTTATGAGGTTTTATGAAATGCCACAGCTAAAAAGCGGATTAAGTAAGTTTACAAATAATGGCACCTTTGGGTATCCACGTAGATATTGGAATATAAGATTTGCAGAAGAAAAAAGACTAACAGCTGCAAAAGAAGCTTATAATAAATTTACTCAGTTATATAAAGAATAATAGTATGCCAAAAATAAATGAAATAAATGAAATACTGATAGGTACAAACCGCGGGCTTGACACGAGCGGTCTGCAGGATTTTTTACAAGAAATAACTACTGGTACAAAAGCTGCTGAAAGCACACTTTTTGGTGATAAAGATGGTGAAATAACAGATGCATTTCAGTGTTTAGTACAAATTAAAGATGATAAAGTAGATCAGCTACTTACAACCACAAAACCAGTACTCATGACTATAATTAAAGAATTACCTGGCATAGAAACAAAAATGAAGACAGCAATTTCATCTGGCGATTTAACTAAACTTGATAAAATATTTGGAAGCTCATTAGTGACTATTGGAACTGCGTCTGAAACTGTATCGACTGCTGTAGCTACTAATATGAATCATAAAATATTTTGTGATGCAAGTCCAACAAATGTAACACAAATAATAATTGATGCAAGCGGAGCTACAAAAGAAGAGTTTGAAGCTACGACTAAAAAATTGATTAGCGAAGATTTACAAGCAGCTATGACTAAAGGAATTGAAATAGTTCAATCCGAAGAAGTAAAAGACCTTATGGCGAATACACTCGCAGAAGCCGAAGACTTAGTAAAAGCAAAATTTGGTGGATTAGATAGTGGGAGCTTATTAAAGGATTTAAGTGAAAACTTTACTAGCGCTTTAGGTACTACTGTTGGTAAATTTGGAGATGAATTTACACCAGATAAAACACTATCAATTCTCAATGCTGCTTTTGGAGGATTAAAGCCAATAGATTTAGCTTCATCGTTTACTGATATTCCGGCAGATATATTATCTCAAGCCGGTATACTTGGAATAGGTACAAATATTACTTCATTAATTGATATGCGAGAGTTAATAGCTAAAATGGATGTACAGGCTCCTGAACTTTTAGAGTCATTAACAGCTTTATCTACTAAGATTGATACACAATTTAAAGCATTAACAGATGCTAAAACTACTGTTGCTTCTACAATTAATGATAGTAATACTGCAAGACATCGTATTCGTAATGCAGAAACTTCTGTAAAAGAAAAACAATTTACAATTCTAGGTTCACAAGAAGAAATAGAAAGTATTCTAAAAACAGTCACAAGAAATTTAACTACAATTGTTTGGCATTGGACTGGTCATTATATTGATGATGGTAATATTGGATCAGCTGAAATCAATCAAGAGTTTTCAGTCATAGATGAAGCTATTCCTTATCATTTTATAATAAGAAGAAATGGATCAATACAAACCGGTGCACCGATAAGTAAAGAAACTGATCATGTGAGATCTGAATTTAAACCACTTAGTTTTGGAGTTGCATTTGTTGCAGGTTTCAATGGTGCAAAAGGTGGTCCTCCGGGCAGTGTAGAACTTGATGCTGCTTCGATTAATCAAGCTCAATGGAAAAGTTTTAATACCTTTATGAAAGCATTTTATAATATATTTCCGGGTGGTGATGCATTTGGAAATAATGATTTAGATATAGATGCAAGGCGTCTATCAATAGGAACTATAGGACCTGGATTTAATGTTTCAGATAAAATTATAAAGTCTCCTTTCTATAGACTTAATTCTGCTATACCTTTAGAAGATAAAAAGTTTTTAACACGTGATGAATTAATAGCAAAGGGTAAAGTTTCAGAAGATATTGCCCTTGAAGAACAGGATATACAATAATGTCAGATGCCTTTAATAGATTAAATGGTGTTCCTAATACACAAACTGAAATAAAGAATATTGAAAATACAGGTGATCCTCAAGGATTATACCCTAAACCTGAGTATTGGTATCGGTCCTCGCTTAGTAGAGAAGATCACCAGTTAAGTATCGGAGGCGGTGATCCAACACTTGATATTCAAGATATAATGCGTAGTACATACCAGACTGATACTGATTATACAGAAGCAAGTATAAAACAAACTGCATCTGGTCATGTATTATTATTTGATGATAAAGATGGATCACGAAGAATACTACTCAAGCATGAAAATGGTACTGGTATTGAAATGCGTAATGATGGTACAATGGTCATGCGTACCGAAAACAATATTATAACATCTGTTGGTGGTTCTGGTGTATTGATGGTTGAAGGAGATNTNAAAGTATCTTGTAAGAANATGGAGATTGATGCAACCGGTGATNTAGATATGAGAGTGAATGGTGATTATAATCTGAGTGTTGGNGGTCATAAGAAAGAAACAATTGACGGTTCAAGCGAAGAAACAATCACCGGAAATAAGCGCAGTACGGTTACAGGTGGTATGTATAATAATGTAGTAGGAAATACAACAAATGTAAATTTAGGTAATATAGAAAATGTTGTAAAAGGCAATCTAGAGAATACTGTTGAAGGTAATTTTAGAATGTCCTGTAAAGGAAGTGCTGAATTTACTTCACAGCATACATTTAGTCTTGCTGCTCCTAATTTTAATATCACATCAGAAGATCTGACAGTCGTAGGTGCCGGCGGAACACTTGGTGGTGAGAATATGATATACTATGGTAAAAACTATTATGGAACATCGGCTACATTTACTGAAGGTGTGACTGCTAACGGTGTAACTTCTTCAACAGGTATAACTGCACCTGCATTTCACGGAGATCTTAACGGTATTGCAACCAGTGCAGTAAATGCTGA